GGAATCGCCGGTTTAAAACCCAACTTGACCAAATGTACAAACGTGTGCGGACCACACCTCACCAATTGGATGCGGGACTAATAGGGTGCTACGGTTTTGAAGTCGCGTTACAGCGTCAACTTAGCTACAGCCCAAAGACGATTCGTTTAATGATCGAATCAAGTTCAAGATTACCTTTGAAACGGAGTAAGAAATGAGCGACCTGAAATTACCAAAAGCCTGGGTTACTGCAGGCAAGAAAGATACCAAAAAAGTAGAAGCCCGTATCGATATGAGTGCAGAGGTGGCAGGACAAGGTCTGTGCCCGGATTGCCGTGCACCAATGGAGCGTGCTATCACGAACGGTATAGAGGTGCACGTGTGCCATCCCGACCGTATCGCAATTCCAATCGCTGACAACATGGTGTAATCATGGGCAAGGTACTTCAGTTAGACGTGAGCCCTTCGTTGAAGAAAAAGAAGAAAAAGAAATCAATGGAGGTTACCGAGGTCAAGCTGAAGAAGGCGAAGCGGGACTCATCCGTAAAAGAGGTATCCTCGATAGTTGCTGCGAACTCCGAACAGATTCTGGCGTTGCTAGACTCCAAAGAAAACGACAAAGCAATTCCTCTGGTGTACCGAACCCTTCTTCAATCGTTGGTACAAATGTTCCCATTGGCAGAGTCCTACGTCGTAAAGACTGAGGGCACCAAAGGTATTTATCAGGTCAACACGCTGGTATCTTCTATACGCGAATTACTGGTTGATATACAGGCGGCGCAAGATCGTGGTATGTTGGGTACGCAACTTGTAGAAACCGTTGTCAAACCAGCGACGTCTGATTTGGCACAAGAAATGGTTAAAGAGTACTCGCTCATATCTGCCGATGCGAAGGGTTTGATGGAACCGGATGAGTATGCCAAATTCCAGGTTCTGCTACGTGAGAGTCGCTCTCGTATGGCTGGTGCGGTTAATAGACAATTCCGCGATATACAAGGCCAGGTCATCGAGTACCTTGAATCATGAAGGCGGAACTCATCAAGAATGCCGTGGCCCATTACTTCAAAAAGAAGTTATGGTTCGTCAACTATGAGGTAGGGCTGTGTAAAGGCGGGCGTCTGCGTGCCGACGTGGTTGCGGTAAATATGGGTTCGCAAATCGCTGTTATCGAGGTCAAGAGTTCGGTATCCGATTTTAAAACCGATAAAAAGATGGCCAAGTACGTGCCGTTTGCAGATAAGACCTACGTGGCATGTGACAGTCCAACCTACGCCAAGATCAAGGATTTAATACTCCCTGGTCTTGGTGTCTTTCTCGTTTCATCATCTGGTAAGGCACGAGTTATACGGCGGCCTAAGGCACGCGAAGTCAAACCAGAAATACGCCTCAACATCATCACTCGACTGGCTTACCGAACGGGTGACACCTTGCATGACCGAAAGAGTCGTCACGAGCCAGCCAACTTCATTGCTTCTAAAGCCGTGGATGCCATTCTGGATATTCCCCTTAAAGAACGCAAGGGCCGCGAATACGTTACCTCAATGGTAGCCAAAGCCCTGAAGAACCACGTATAAAAGGATAACTCATGTTTCCACGTAACCGCGTAACAGGAGTCACTGGCTCCCGCATAAACACGGAATCGCGCTCAGTGGTACAACGTAATGGCGTCAGTGCGCCTCGACGTTACTCAGAGGCTTCGACTGAAATAAGTGCAAGCCTCGGTGGGCTGGCCTCAACCGGTTCAGCTAACTCAATGTCAGTCAATTCGTATTGGTCGAGTCAGTACCAATATTATATGACTGGTCTGATTCCTTCGGAGCCAGGCTATGCTGATACTAGTCAGCTGGCACTGTTCTACCGAGATATATACCTGCACGACCACACTGCTGGTTCCGCAGTCGATATCCAATCGACGTTCCCATTCTCTGATTTTGACTTACGCGGTCTTGACGAGGATATGTTACGGGTATACCGTGAGAGCGTCGATCAGTTAAACATCAATCAGATGCTGCCGATTATCAGTACGGCTTACCTGACGGATGGTTTCTTTGCAGGCTCTTTGGTCTTCGATCCTAAAGCCAAGAAGTTTATCGACACGTTGATGCATGATGCGCTGCAATGCCAAATTCTGCCGAATCCGTTCTTTAACGCGATGCCGCAGATCAACATACACACCAGCGAGTCCACCAATGAAATGCTGAAATCGGATTCGCAGTATTCGCAGGAATACCTCAGCTTCTTGCCACAAAGCTTCATCACGCTGCTGAAGCGTGGTGCCTTTACGCTGAATCCAGTTAGTACTCTTTACGTCGCACGTCGAAGTTTGACCGACAGGGCTTACGTTTCGTTCCTGCACCGTATTCTGCCCATGTACCTGATTGAGAAGACGATGTATCGTGGTACGTTGGTCGAAGCCTCCCGTCGTCAACGTGCGACCACGCATTTGACAGCCGGTGATGACGTATGGACTCCAACTGGTGAAGAATTGCAGGCTCTGGTGAGTCAGTTCCAACAGGCCGAATTCGATCCGTTGGGTGGCTGGGTATCCACCCGTAATGCAGTGCAGGTCAACGACATTCGCCCAGGTGGTGACTTCTGGAAGTGGACTGATATGTCCGACATTCTGGTAGCCTACAAACTGCGCGCGTTAGGTATCTCTGAATCGTTCCTGTCTGGTGAAGCTTCATATGCAGCTGCCGAATCGGCATACTCAACGTTCTTGGAATCCCAAGATACTTATCGCCGGCACCTGACGAATTCGATCTTCGACACTACTCTGTTCCCGCTGATAGCTATCGCTAACGGCTACTACAAGAAAGGTACGGAGGCGACACAGAGGGTTCAACACGGGCAGATCACCAAGTTCCTGATGCACTCCACGAATCGCAGCCGCCTGCAAATGCCTCAGCTAGTATGGCACAAATCGTTGGAGGCAAAAGGGGAAGAGAACACGTTTGAAATGCTTGAGCAAGCCTCTGAGAAGGGTGTGCCCATTCCTTTGCGCATGTGGATGGCCGCAGCCGGTATAGACGTTGAATCACTGACCAAAGACCTGCGAGAGGATCAAGAACTGCGTAGTGTTTTGCAGAAGTATACCGGCAAAGATACGTCGCATGAAGGCGAGGAACAAGTCGAAGCCTCTTTGCGTAAGGTCTTAGGCTTGCCTACCACGGCGAGTATGCGCAGCAAGATGTATCATAAACGTTCTATACTTGGACGTAACTGGGACACACCGGAGGATTTCATAGTTGGCAAAACAGGGCAAAAGAAAGCTATCCTGCACAACGCAACAGGCAAGCGTCGTGATGCCAATGCCAATATAGCGGAAATGGCAGAGCGTATGCGTACTGACCCAAACTATCGTATGCAAGTAGCCAAAGAAAACGCGCGTAAAGGCCGTGGCAAAATTGCTCTGGCTGGCGACGCTCCAATTCATCGTTGAAAGGATCATTATGTGGTCACAGTTAGTAGTTGAAGCCGCGATCAAACCGGCAGAGAATTACGACTTCTTCATATACAAGGGACCAACCTTGCAGGTACCATATCGAGGCATCGAAGTGCCCCTAATGAAAGGTCAGCGATTCGGCGTCCGGAAATCTCGCGATGGCAAGAAGATTCGCTTGGTAATGGACGATGAGGTCAACCGTGTATTCACTATACCTCTGGAACTCGCCCAGAAGATTGCCAAGAAAGTAGAGGCAGTTAAATGAATACCATCGGCCTCAAGTGGACAGAATACACCCCGCAGGTAGAAGGCCAGATCACTCGGGATATGCTTGCGTGTCAGGCAGAACTCGGGAAGTTTGTGGTCTACACTGAAACGGATGAAGCAGACCGTGTGCTTGCGGCCGTAGGAATCGAAAAGGCGCTGTCGGGTAATCTTGCCGAACTGTGGATTCTTTATAAGACCGAGCTTGAAGGTCCACAGCCGCCTAATCGAGACGTGCGATATATCGAACGCGACCTGTACGTAGCTGTTACGGACGTCGCGCTTGATCTTGACGCAAAGCCAGGGTATTTTTTGAAAGAGCAAGGACGTATTGGTACACCACGTATAAGCCAAAATCCACGCCCAACCCACCATGGTGTGACTGACCCGCTGATCACCCTGCTATGGGGATAAAAGGCACCTCACAATTTAATAGACGTAAGCCCAATACTATGATGAATCAGGGACGCGAGTCTGCTACCGCGAGAAGGGTCGGCATTCATCATATTTAGAGGAGGCGTTATGGGCTAGTCTCCTCTCTTTTTCTATACCCGTAGGATTAGCTGGCCTACGAGGATCAAATGCCAGCTGTCCTTTCGGGTTCTACAGGAACCCATCATGCCTTCACTCTCCGACATAATCTCTGCGGCAACATCGCAGATCAAGAACAGCACATCAAGCGGCGGTAACAGCATCAAGCAGACCTTTAGTTCTAGCCTCAATAGTGGCTCGTCTGCGATAACAAACGCTGTACCCAATCTGATTAAAAACAGCATCGGTAGTGTCACTGGCGGTGTCAATCAAGCTATAAGCAAATCTTTGCAAGACATAACTGGTGCTGCTAGTTCCATTGCGCATGGCGACTTTAGTGGCGCATTAAGCAAGATAGAGGCCAGCCCGTCCGACCTGTTAGGTGGTTTAGCCAAAACGTTTGGTCTCAGCAGCGGCTCTGCTCTGAGCGGTCCCGGTAAAGGTGGCGCTGCTCAGCCTGGTAACAGCCTCGCTGGTGCTATGGCACGTACTGACCCAATGCTGTCTCACCTGTGGTACGCGTTAATGCCGGACATTAGCCCTATAGGTGGCGCACCAGTAAGCCTTCCTTGGTATTACGTTGAAGAAGCTACGGTACCGTTTAGAAACTTTGAGGTCAAGTCCCGGTTCTACCAGGGTCGTCATCAACATTACCCTGGTGGGTACTCACTGGATGGGCTGACTATACATATCTACGGTGACACGTCCAACATTGGACTTAATTACCTTAGCGCGTGGAACGGCGCTTTGGTTCAGAATATTTCGGCTGCTGACTCTGCCTTAAAGGGTGGAGGTTTTGGCCGTAGTGCTAATTACAAAAAGCCGATTAATATTTATTTGTTGGGTCCGGATAAACGTACCCTGTTCCAACTCAACTATATAGAGTGTTGGCCGACAAACATTTCCAGCTACAGCCTCGATAGTTCATCATCGACGCGAATCATCCATGTCGTAAACTTCAGTGTGGGTGACGTATTCATAAATGCCTTCACGATATCCAAAACCTTGGCACAAAGCCTTGACCCGTTTAACAGTGATAACTTGATTTCTGATATATCACCGCAGAGTACGGTGGACACTGCAACATCGAACTTGCTTTCTGAACTGCCGACCTTCTCAGCCTAAAGGATAATAAAATGACCGACCCTAAAGTAACCACAGAATTCGTAGCATTCCCTGAATCGAAAATCGCAGCAGGCCAACAACGCCGTAAAGACAAGGAACCGTACATGAGCCCGCACGCACCTAAACCACTCCCAATGCCTCAGGTGCAATCGAACTACACGATGGCTGAGGCAGAAAACAGGGGTACACCTATTGTCCCTGTTCAAACCATGCCACCTCCTATGTCTGCTGGTGCCCCTGTGGTAACGCATGCACCAGGCCAGATTCCTGTGCAAGTCCCAAGTTTTAGCCAGCCTACATCGGAACATGAGGCAGTGGTATTGAGTCTGCCATCGAACTACGCTTTTTACGATTTCAAGGCACTATACGTCCGCCCGTTCCGTGGACGTAACCTGGCTAAGCTTAGCCGCGCCCGAGAAGAAGGATCCACGCTGTACACGGCGGAGGCGGTAAGTTCGGTATTGTCTACCCCTGAGGGGCACACGCATCTTGCGTTTCGCCTGACGATTCCTGATTTCTACTACGTGCTTTATTGGCTGCGCCTTAATAGTTACACAAAGACCAGTTACTTGCACAAGTCGATGTGTTCCAATCCTAAGCACGTTGAGGACGTAGCTAACGGTATAAAGCTGCCTGATAGCCTGCAGTATTCGGAAATCATAAAGAAGGGAGTGTTGACTGAGAAATACCTCGAGACAATCCCAGACCTGAACGACTTCCAACTTGAATACCCGAACGTGAGCCTGAAGCCGGCAACGATGCACAACGCTATCGAAATGACGGACCACCCTAGTTTCGTGGATGCAGACTGGCGGTACTCGGCGGAAAAGGCATGCTACATCAAGTTTAACGACCCAGACAAAGAAGCGCGGGCAACTATCGCGGATCGTATAGCCATCATCGACGATATGTCGCCGGATGACCATGAAACCATCCTTGATTACGAAGCCGCCGTGAGTGATTATGGCGTTACGGAAACGCTGAGT